TCTACAACAAACTTTGATGAACTTGCAAAACTTTGGATATTAAATGTAACAGGAAAATCATTAAGTACAAAAGAAGAGGTAGATAGATATGTAACATTATCACAAGTAATATATGGAAACCAAGCAGGTCCAGGAGAATTTCATAAAGTTCCATTTACACCATTTTCCTTAGGATATTATTTACAAACCGTTGGCTTTAAATTACCAGATATAACTATTACTGTTTATCCGACAAATAGTCCATTAATGACACCACAAAAAGCTTATGAACATTTTATTTTTGATAAAGGAACAGTAGTATTAACAGAAGCACTTTGGGCAGAAGCAATTAAAAGATAAATATGAAAAGTATATCATCAGAAGAATTTTATAAAAATATAGCAATTAATTCTGGTATATCTGATTTACAAATTGTTAAGGATATTTTTTATGGACTAGTAAAGACTATGTCTCGAGAATTAAAAAATAAACAAGTAATTAAATTACCAGATTGGGGAGAGTTTCGTTTAACTATACATAAATCTAGAAGAATGGTAGATGTAAATGAAAAAGTTATAAGAACTATTCCAGCCAAACCTACAGTTAAATTTATTCCCGATTATAAGCTTAAAAAATATTTTTATGCTTTAGGACAAGAGAGTACTATGTTAAAATAGACCCATATGGCTACACCTTTGGAGGCTTTACAAAATAGATCAAATTTACTCAAAGAAAATTTGGGTTCTTCTTCGACTGCATATTTACCCAATACAACTCCTACGAGTTCTGATATTAGTACAGATAAACAATTAGCTTCTGTCAATAAACAAATAGAACAATTAAGAAGTACGCAAATAAGAAATAAATGGTATGGATCAAACGAAGCCCCAACAGAAGATACAGGAAGTTCAGATGGACTTTTTTTGAAAGGATTAAAGGCATTACAAAAACCATTGAATGCAATTGCTGGAACAGCTCAATATGCTTTAGGAAAAGGTACACAAAATACTTTAGGTGAAAATATAAACACAGCAATGAAGACCGGATTAACTTCGGGTGATATTTTAAAACAATATGGAGTATCTAGAGGTGTTCAAATTCCGTTAGGTTTTGCTTTAGATGTTATGTTCGATCCAGTTAATTGGTTAACCGCTGGGACCGCTGCTTTAATTCCAAGAGTTGGAACTGGTCTCGTTAAAGGAGCAAAAGTTGCAACGACAATTGGAGAATCTGGATTAAAGGGTGCTCTAAAGGGTGGATTGACAGGTTTAACTTCTGGATTAGAGAAAAAAACTGCAACTGTAATGAATTTAATGCCTTTTGCAAGAAAAATATCTCAACTTGCACCAGAAATTGAAGGAACAGGTATTAAAACAACAGGATTAAGTTCTGCTATTAAAAAAGGAGCAACTGGATATACGAATTTAGCTGATAAAATTAGTCAAAAAGCGATTAAAAGTGGTGAAAAATTTGATGAACTTACTGGAACTACCTACTTAGATAGAATTAATAAGACTCCATACGGTTTTAAAGGTGGTTTAATAGGTGATACCACAGAAGAAATGATCAGAAAAATACCTTCCGTTAATATTTTAGGAAAAGAAACACCAAAAGGTGATGAAATTGCTGATTTTTTCAAGTATTCTACCAAAAAAGCTGCAGATATTGCTGATTTAAAAGATAAAGTTATTAATTTAGCTAATAATAGGGGTGCAATTTTAGTTAGAAGTGAAGGAAAAGCAGATTTTAAGTCTATTGATGATTTTATGAAACCTGGAGCTACTAGAACAATAAAAGATGAGATAGGAGAAACAATAAATGAAGCAATTAGAGAGGCTGATGGAACATTAAAACAAGAACTTATCGGTGGAGTTAAAGTAGTTGATAATTTAGATAATGCAAAAGCATTATTGGAAGCCGCTGGTGAAAATTATAATTTAAATTATTTACAAGAGGCATATAAAGTCACAGAAAAAGGAAAAACAGGAGTGAAATGGTATGATGATGTAATTGATAAATTAAAAGCAACAACCATTGATGATATTTTACATAAGAGATTAGGAACTATTTCTGATGTTGAAGGAGCTATTAAAACCGAAGCAGATGATCTTGTTAAGGTAGTTAATTCTTATGATAAAGTTAGAGATTTAAAACCTTTTGAAAAAATATTAAAAGCACAGGAAGCACTTCTTTCTGTTTTTAAATCTGCAAAGGTTCCAATGAATGCCGCATCACACGTTGTTGCTAATATAGGTAACTTATTTATGGGATCTATGATGGGACTTCCAATGTGGAAACCCGGTTATTTAGAATCTATAACAAAAGCGAGTTTACTTGTAAAAGGTAAACTAGGAGCTGCAGGTTTTAAGGATATGTTCTTTAATGATTTAAATTCTTTAATAGATCTTGCTGATAATAATCCAACAAGATTTAAACAAGTGACAGGATTAGAACCATCTGAAATTTTAGGCAAATTAAAAATAGAAGAAAAATTAACAGGTGTATTTAATGAACAAACAACCTTTAATGAGGTTAAACAATACATTAACGAGACGTTAGATAATATTAGAGCTGGATTACAACAATCTGAAAAACTTGCTAGTATGGAAGGTATAGCAAATAAAGCAGCAATAACTGAATCTGAGGTATTTGGAGCTAAAAAAATAATGAAAGAAAAGATGGGTAGATATAAAACACCTTCAGAAAGTTTATCAGAAGCATTAGAGGAAGCTCCAATAAAAAGATCAGAAGAATTCGGTTCATTTACGACTGGAGAAATATCAGCAAGTACTCAAATGGAAAAATTAAAAGGATTTTTAGCAAGAGAAGCTGAAACACATAAATATAACCCAGTTATTCGTGCTGCTAATACTTTAGTTAATAGTATGCCAAGATGGTATGAACATATTGACCAATCTTTTAAAATTGGAACTCTTGATTATTTAACAAAGGTTGGATTAACAGAAGAAGAACTTATTAAAGTAAGTAGAACTGTTCCTTTTACCAAAGATGATATTCTTGAACCAGTTATAAGTGGGGCAGAAAAGTTATATCGTTTAACACCATTAAAAGCATCTGAAGTTGCAACAGAAGCATTCATGAACTATGCGGCTATGCCTGATTTTGTAAGAGTTATGAGAGCTCTTCCTATTGTTGGTAGTCCATTCTTATCATTCCCTTATGCTATGGCAGTTAAAACAGCAAAAACAGCAATCAATAATCCTTCAATTTTTAATAATATTGGTTTTATGATAAATGAAATGAATGCAGGCAGAACTCCACAGGAAAAAGTTGCTCTTGAGGATAAATATAATCAATACTTAAAATCACCAACTGTTGTTAAGTTATTTGGCATGTGGAATACAAATGTTAAAAATCTTATTCCTTATTATCAGATGAATATGTTTAATCCATCAGAAAGAACATACACAGGGAGTTCATTCGGTAGTCAAATTATGCAATTATCAGATAAGTTTCCAATAATGCAAGATCCGTTAGGTTCAATGATAAAAGATTATTTTATTCAACCGTGGATTCTATCTGGTTCAGGAGAAATAGCACAAGGACAATTTGGTCAACCTTTATACCCATCTTATGATGAAAATGGAAAACCTATAGATGTTGGATTAGGTACAAAATTATTATATGGAGGAAAATCGTTAGCTGAAACTTTTGTACCAGGTTCTATAAGTTATTTAGGTCTTGCCAATGCCCCCCTAGGTTTATCTGCAGAAACATTGGATAAGATTCCATTAGGATATGGGTTTAGAAACTTAGCAAATGCAACACAAGGAAGAAGTTCTATTGGTACTACAACAAAAGAAGATGCAGTAAGAAAAACTTTTCGTGCTTTACTAGGTAGAACTGGATTACCTGCTTATACCTTAGATACAACTAAAACATCTAAGTAAAAATTATTAATTAAAAATAAAAACACATGTTCAACAATATATTTAAAAAAAATAATACTATAAAATTTCCATTAGGGGCTGTCAGAAATCCGTTAGATTTAAGAAATATAAAACTTTCAAGAGTTCAGACAACGATTAAGACACCTTGTAGATATTTTAATGAAGAGTCATTAATTTTGTCTACTTATAATCAAAGACAATTAGGAGCTTGTGAAGGTCATGCTTACGGTTGGTATGCAACATTTTTGAAAGTAGTTGAAGATGCTATACGTAATTTTTATTTTAATATTGTTAAAATAGGAACAACAGAAGAAGAATTTAAAATATGGTATACAGGCAAGACAATTTTAGATTTTAGAATTTTAACAAAAGATAATGGAGGTATATTAAAATGTCTTCCTAGTGGTTATGTTATTATTGATAGTTCACCTAGATATTTATATGCAGGTGCTAAGGCTATAGATGGATGTCCAAACGAAGAAGGAACATATGATGATGCCATTTTTAAAGTATGGACAGACCGAGGTGTTTCAACAATTAATACTGTTCCTAATGATACAAAATTATCTCATAGTGAATATATTAATGTTGTAGATACAGAAAATATTTTGGCTGATGCTTATCCACATAGAATAAGTGGTTATGCGGAGGCAGAAAATTCAGTAAAAGGTTTAATGTCAGCTGTTTATCAAAATGGAATAGTTGGAACAACAATATCCGTTGGTAATTATTCAAGTCCTCTTAAGAAAGGAAATGATGGATATCATAAAATTGTAACTGTTGGTTTTGGATATAAAGGAATTAAATTAGTTGATGGAATAGTCACTCCTTATGGTAGTAAGAGAGGAAGATTTATTATTAAAAATAGTTGGTGGAATACTGAAACAGAAGAATGGGAAGTAAAAGGTTATGGTTATTATGATTATTCACATCAAGACTTGAGTGATTTACGAGTTGCTATAGATATTCCAGACGAAATATTAAATGAAGCAAAAGCTTTACCTACAGTTAGAATAATAAGACAACCAGGTAATACAAAACAAATATTAGGAGATGCCGTGGCAACTTACAACGGAAAAGAGTTTGCTTTTAAAACCCTAGAATTAAAATGGGCAGATAATGCTATAAATATTTCATGTATTCCAACAGGTAAATATATTTGTAATTACACATATTCAAAAAAATTTAAAAAATATACCTATGAAGTAATAGATGTTACAGGTAGAACTGGAATAAGAATACATGCTGGAAATTTTTATACAGATATAGAAGGATGTATACTAGTAGGAAATGATTTTAAGGATATAAATACTGATGGAGAAAAAGATGTTATAAATTCAGTTGTGACATTAAGTAGATTATATGATTTTTTTGGCAAAAAAAGTTTCACTTTAATAATTAACTAGTTGCAAAAAAGGTACTACTAGTGTATAATATACTATGTATATAAATATAACCATTTATATATAATTATTAATAATTTGTTTTAAAATCATTATATGTCATCATCAACGTTAGCAATTTGGGGAGGTATAGTATTATCTATTCTAGGTGCAATTGGAATAACTAGTAAATTAGGTTATGATAATGTCGCAGGTATAATAGATAGCATATTGAAAATTATCGGATTTGTGATTGCTGCAATCGGTAATGTTAATTCAGGTGTAACTATAACAAAACTCAAGAGAACAATTGTTTCTTTAAGAACGAAGTAAAGAAATGAAGGTTAGCCCTCTTATGGGCCACTATGTTTAAAAAAATACTAGTAATTCTTTTAGTATCAGTATTTATAATAATTCCCAAAACTACTGATTCTAAAGAAGAAATAATATTAGCAGAAACAGAACAAATAGATGAAATAAAAGTATTAACATTTGAAGAATATATGAAAGATATATTCGGTGAAAAAGCTGTAATAGCTACAGCTGTTTTAACTCATGAAAGTAGTTTAAATTTAAGTGCTAAACATTATAATTGTAGATATATTAATCCTAATACAGGAAAAACATATTCTACCTCTTGTAAAAAAGAAGATAAAAGTTTAGCATGGTCGGTTGATTGTGGTATTGCTCAAGTTAATGTAAAGGGAACAGTCTGTCCAAGTGAACTTATGACTCTAGAAGGTAATATGTTAGCAGTAGAGAAAATTTATAAGAATCAAGGACTAGAAGCTTGGGTTAGCTACACAACAGGTGCGTATGTAAAATACTTACCTAAAACCTAAAAAACAGGAGTCATGTAAAAATGACTCCTGTTTTTGTACTGGAGTATAATTAAATTAAATTTGTTATTAGGTGTGTAAAAGGGGAAATTTTAATTTCCAATGGGGAATGAAGATGAATAATCTTGATTAGAGAATTAATCACTCTCATATTAATTATTCCCCTTTTGCACGTCTAACTTTACTAAAAAACAAAGGATATGAAAAAATGTTATCTTAGTAATCCAGAAAGATTAACAAAACATCACATAACTCCTCGTTCAAGAAATCATAGAGGAATTGTAGGTGTTTGTATCGTACCTAATAGAATCCATAATTTGTCTCATCAACTTTTTGGGAATATGAAACCAGACGAAATAGTAGACTGGTTAAATACAACCCTATGGGATAATAGTTATGAGATTAATGTAAATAAAAAAAAGACCTCTTGAAATGAGGTCTTTAATATTGTGTTTTTTTATACACTGTGCTATAATATAGACATTATGGATATACAACCAACACAAACACAAAATGTAGTTCCAGCTCCAGCTTCACCAAGTGGGGTCCCTGGTATTACTGAGACTGAAGAATTATCTCAAGATCAAATGAGAACTAATCTAGGAGATATGATGTCAAAAATTAATAATAAGTATCAAGGTTTTAGTGCTAATAAATTTTCACTAGAAAATAATACAAAGGAACAGAAAAATCAAATTTTACGTGAAATTTTTGATTTACTTCAAAAAGCTGGGGTTGACCCAAGTAATATAGAACAAGTAAGAGAATTCTTAGATAAGGTAAAAATAAAAAATCCAGAATTATATCAGCAAATAGTAGCCATTCTTGATAGTCTTATGACTGAAGAAAATATTCCAGAAGGTAATTTAGGACAAGAACAACAACCATCAAATATGAATATAAATAACAATGAATCACCACAAGAAAACATATGAAAACGTTTTCTCCGAAGACCATCCGAAAAATAGCACAAGATTAAATATTGATCAATCTGACGCGGATGGTATGGAGTTAAATGAATATATACTATTATCTAAAAACTTCTTAAAGGAAATGTATTCTGATCTATTTTTAATATGCGTAAAGATATCCTGGATTAGAAGAAAATTTATATATTACGGTAATAAGACTGTACTTCCAATGCAGAAAAATACTAGGTTATTACGAAATGCCTATACTAAATTGTTAAGAAGAAATATTGGTCATGATATTCAAATAATTACAAAGAGTAGATTTTTCTCAAAATTAGAAGTATATTATTTTGATAAATTTTTTCCTAATTTTGAAGAAGAGAATCCTTTTATTAATCCAGAATATTACAAATTTCCATTTGAAAATATATCAATGGAATTTTTAACTGTAGTATATCAATTAGACGAACGTATGGAATTATTAAAAGAAGCAGATAAAAAGGAAATGTCTTATGCTACTTTTTTAGATTATGTTTTAAATCATACACTTTGTGAAAATGAATTATTAGGATATGATAAGTACGAATTGACTCAAAGTGCGGATAGAAAATCTCCGTATTATATTAGAATTAATAAAAAAAATAAATATGAATAAAAAACTAAAACCCGTTGTCTTTGTTCAAGGAAGATACAATTGGAACAACCAAAATACAACACAACAGATAATGTTATTAAATGCGTTAAAGATAACTCAAGATCCTAAAAAACTAAAGGAGTTGATCGGTGTTAGAACGGTTGCTGAGGTATATAGAACATTAGATAAAATAGCAATGAGAAAAGAGTATCATTCTGCTTTAGCAAAAAATAATTTAACTTTTGATTATGTTGTTCAAGGAATAAAAAAAGAAATAGATGGAGCGGAAAAATCATCTGATAGATTAAAAGCACTTAATATGATTTTAAAATCTATTGGATTAGATAAATACGAAGAAACATCTACGGGGGGAGGAAGTTGGGAAGATGCATTATTGAAATTAAAGGCTAAAAACGAAGATAAAAAAGAAACTGATATTGTTGAATATGAAGTAATTGAACCTCCTATGCCTGAAAATGTTAGAATAGCTAAAGAGAAAGCAAATCAAGAATCAAGACAAATATATGATTAATGATTATAGTGTAGAACAACTTAATGACCCTAGATTTTATTTAGAAAATTTTTGTAAAATAAAAGGGAAAGAAGGTAAAGGACTTTTACCTTTTATTCTTAAACCTGCTCAGCTTGATATTTTTAATACAATACAAAGAAATAATCGTGTCATTATTATGAAGGCCCGACAAATCGGATTCTCTACGGCAGTTACTGGTTACTTGTACCACACTACTATTACTTCTGAAGGAGTAACATCTGCAATTGTTGGATATAACAATGACCTTACTGCTGAACTTCTTGATAAAATTAAAACTTTTTATAGTACGACACCTAATGAATTTAAACCGACAATCCATTATAACTCAAAATTTGAAATTTCATTTCCAAAGGTTGATTCAAAAATTTTAGTTCTTCCATCTACTGAAAACGTAGGTCGTGGATATACAATACACAATGCTTTGTTAACCGAGTTGCCATTCTGGGAAAAAGCTGAAGAAAAAATAGTTACACTAGAAGCTTCTGTTCCAGTAAGTGGAAAAATAATAGTTGAATCATCTCCTGGAGCTGTTGGAGATTACTTCCACCGTATGTGGGTTTCTGAAAATGGATATATTAAAAAAGAATATGGGTGGTGGTGGAACTATACTGAAGAAGAAATAGAAACAATAAGAAAGAGAATGAATAATCCTCGTAAGTTTAATAACAACTACGCATTGGAATTTTTAATTTCTGGTAGAGCTGTATTTACACAAGAAGCTATTAACGAACAAAGAAAGGGTATATTAAAAATTGGAGATAAGGTTAAATTAGATGATGGATCAGAACATATTGTTAGAGAAGAAGAAAATTTTAGAATTTATAAACCAGCTCAACCAAAACATTTTTATGTACTAGGTGCCGACTGTTCCGAAGGTGTAACTGGTGGAGACTATTCAGTCGCTGTTGTTATTGATAGAACTAACGGAGAGGAGGTTGGTTTTTGGAGAGGTCATATTGCTCCAGATAAATTTGGAAAAGTTTTAGACAAATGGGGACGTTACTATAATAATGCTCTAATGGTAGTAGAAGCAGAGGCCCACGGAAACGTTGTGTTAAATATTTTGAAACAATTATTATATCCATCACTTTATTTTAGACCATCACGTTTTGATACTATAGGTAATCCATGGAGTGATAAATTAGGATGGAAGACAACAAGAATAACTCGTCCAATCCTTATCGACGAGTTTGAACAAAGTACACGTGAACATTCAATTCAATTACATTCAAAGGAAACAGTTGATGAAATGACTACTTTCGTGTATAATGAAGCTAATAATATGATTGCAATGGATAGTTATCATGACGATACTATTTTTGCTACAGCAATCGCTTTACAAGGATTCAAAGTTATGGCGGATAAACCTATGACTCAATTAAATTATACACAACATTTACCTTCAGTTGGATATTAGCAATTAATTAGTACTATGATAAAATAATTAAACAATAACATGTTATATCAATATTCCAAATATACAAAGTTTAATACTTATAACCCAGCTGATTACGGTCAAGATGAAATGGAATTTCAATCAAAATTCCACCTACAGATGCAAGATTCGCGTCAGTATTTTTTACGTATTTTAAAACCACGTTTAGATAGATCATATAAGTTATATATAGCTTATAACGGAGATAGACAACTTCAAATAAAATCATGGCAATCAAATATATTTGTTCCTTATATTCAAGCTGTAGTTGAAACTCTCATGCCTCGTGTATTGGATGCTCGTCCAGATTTTACAATTCAAGGTAGAACAGAAGAAGATCAGGTAAAAACTGAAAAGCAACAACAACTAGTTGATTATATATGGGAAATATCTAAAATGGATAAGACCGTCGAGGACGTAGTACGTTCTTCTTTGGTTTATGGAACTGGATATCTTCAAGCCTTTTGGAAAAAAGATGTTAGAAAACAAAAATTCTTAAAAACAAAAGATTTAAATAAGAAAAAATACGAATGGAAAACTGAAGAAAGAACTTTTTATGATGCACCTACAGCAGAATGGGTAGATAACTATTCACTTATGTATGACTGGCATAACACCAATCGTGAAGATAAACAGTATTGGTTTAAAAGATTATGTTTAACAGCTCCAGAAATAGTTAAAAGATATCCAAATGCTGATCCAGAGAGATTGGAACTTGCTTTAAATAATCCAGGTGGAGATTTAACTGATTATGCATCAATAAGAACACAGGTTAAACAAAATCAAGAACTTATTGTTAAAGGTATCAACACTTTCAATGGTATTAATACATTCAATGGACCAACTTACGGTTCTTTTGGATATGGAAGTGATAAATATAATACTTTCGGTGATCCAGAACTTCAAATGTATGAAGTCTTTGAGTGGACACAACCATTTGCTGATATGTATTCAGTTCACGTAGGTGGTGGTTATTGTCCAATCTTTAAAAATGGATGGATGCCTATTCCTTATGATTTTAAAGAAGCAACATTTATTGATTTTCCCTATTTAAAGATTCCAGGAGAATTTGAAGGATATGGATTACCTATGATTCTTGAAAATCCTCAGATTATGATGAATATGATTAAGAATCAGCGTTTAGATGCTGCAACTTTGTCTATTCACAAGATGTGGATTGTTAATCCACTAGCAAACATCAATAAAGAAGAACTTGTAACACGTCCTTTCGGTATTATTTACTCTGTTGACCCTAATGGAGTTCGTGAAGTTCAATTCTCAGATATTAAAGCTTCTGCTTACAAAGAAGAAGATTTACTTAAAGCAGATATGCGTTATGCTTCTGGGGTAGATGATTTTTCAATGGGTGCAGGAGGTGGAGCAAACTCAGCTACTGAAGTACGTCACTTACGTGAATCAACACTAGAACGTGTTCGTTTGTTTATTAATCACTTAGGAGATGGATTTTCTGTGTTGATGAGATATTGGATGGATATGTCACGTCAGTTCTTTACTAAAGACATGATAATAAGAATAGTTGGTGACGACGGAAAGGAGTTGTTCCCATTTATTCAAAAAGACGACTTAGAAGGTAAATTTGATTATAAGGCAGCTGTTCTTCCTTCTATTGCTGGACAACAAGATATTAAAAAGAAGCAAGATATGGATTTGTTCCAGCTTCTTATTAATCTTCCCTTCGTTGATCCACAAAAACTTACACAAAAAATACTTGTTGATTGGAATTGGGCACTTGATTCAATTGCAAAAGGTGAAGATGCCCCAGAGGAACTAATTGGACCAGATGGTCAACCAATACCTCAAGAAGAACCTGGAGCAGATATAATGCAAGGAGCACCAGAGGTAAATAATCCTAGTGTTGCAACAAAGACTATGTCACCAGATGCTACTAGAAGTGCTTTAGCTATACTAAGAGGAGGAACATCATCTAATAAAGGTAATAGTGCATTTTCTCAAGCTTCATCACCAATTAATTTATTAAATATGACAGGAACACCACCAACAGCTCCACGAATACCATTGCCTACAACTAATTCAAGAGGATTAAATAGAACTGGTAAGGTAAATACAAATACAAGTCCAAGTAAAATTAATAGCAATCCTGAAAGTCAACTAGCACAACGTGCAAGTAGTCTTCAGAAGGGTAAATAAAAGATTAAATTTTTTAGTTGAAATAATTATTAATTAATGTTATAATAGTAAAATGAAAACAAAAAAACAAATTTTAAAGAAAGCATGTGATGGAAAGGGAGGAGTTAAGAATGTAGTAAACTCTGCTCTTTCTACAGCTAAAGAATATTATAAAAATAATATGGCAAAATATAGAAAGGATTCTGGTATAAATAAAAATATGTTTCCAGATAGTTTAGCTGCTGGAGCAAAAGCTGTTGTAGGTGGAGCTTTGGGATTAGGGAAAGGTATTAAAAATGAATTAACTCCCAAGAAAAACATACTTAAAAAAGTATTAAAAGTTAATTCATATAGAGATAATCAAGATGGAACAACAACAAATAAATTAAGTGACGGTTCTACTAGTACAGTAAAATATTCAAAAAATTCTGATGGATCATTACAACCAAAAGAGGTAGCATCAACACCAACATTAGTACCGTATAGTTCTAAAGGGTTTAAAAAAGTAATTAAATAATATAAAAATATATGAATAAAAACAATGAAGCCAAAAAGGATTATTTTAGTGAAGAGGTAAGAGTAAAGATACGTGAGACATCAAGTGATGATATGAAGGTATTATTAAAGGAATTAGAAGGTACACCAACTTGGTTTGCTATTTTAAAATACACTTTAGATAGAATAGCTGTTGTTCAAGATTCGTTTTTAACCTTAGATCCAGTAAAAGAACCTTCAAAAATATCTCAATATCAAGGAATGATAACTGGGATGTTAGATTTACAAGATGCTATTCTTTCTTTAAAATTTGATGAAACTAAGTCAGTTGACCCTAAATATCAAGAAGAAAAAAGTAAAGATGATTTAGGGGGAGCTTATGGAGTTGGTTATTAATAAGTATTATGCTATAATATAAAAATGTTAGACTCTAGTCAAAATTATTTAGGTGCTACTACTACGACTAATTCGTCAGAGGAAGGTAGATTAAAGGTTGGAGTATCTAAAAAGAAGATTTTAAAAAAAATACTTAAAAAACATGTTAGAAGATAAATATAAAAAAGGAATATTAGCTAAAGTAATTAACAAAGAAGATTTTTCTCTTCCAGAATGTGTTAATTGTATTCAGTCTTTTTGCTTAGGTCTACGTTTGACACACTGGGAAACAAATGGTTTTGCTTTACATAAGGCTGCGGAAGAAATACAAGGAACATTAGAAGATTTGATGGATAAATTTGTTGAGGCAGCTGTTGGTTGTAATGAAGGAAAGAGACCTACTTTTAAAGAGACTGTTACGAAAGATACTGATCCAGATAAGTTACTTGATTACTTAAAAAATATTCCAATAAAAGATACTTCGCTTCTCAATATTAGGGATGAGATGCTACAAGCAATTTATAAATTTAAATACCTAAAAACATTAAGTTAATACATATGAACAATCAAGACAAAGGCAAAGTTACTACTCATGATCAATCAGATCTAAATGGTTTGAAACCTTTTAGTAGTATTGGTTCGGGTAGGGTTGGAAAAATTATTAAAAAACTCAAGAAAAAGAAGGCCGATTCATTGAGAGCAAAAGGATCTACTTATAAAGAAGGTATTAAAGCAAATACTGGAAAAATAACAGATGCGATTGGTAATTTTACAATTAATAAATAATATATTATAAATATGAATACAAATAATGAGAAGCAAGATAATCCTATAAATTCAGCCATAACTGAGGTACTTCAAAAAATTAAGAAGGAACCGACAAAAGAAGGGGTTGATTTATTGGATATTGCGAAAAAACTTTCTGAAAAAAAATTTGGGAAGAATAAGCGTTAAACGTTTGAGCTCAGTCGTTTATTATTAATTAATTATGAATAGAAAAATATATGGAAGAAAATAAATTTAATGGATCCGCAAATGCGGGGAGTCCAGATATAACAAGTGTTCCTAATCCTAATAGCTTTGGAGGTGCTACGGGGGAGACACAAAATCAAGCACCTCAAATAATAGATCCAAAACAGCACGCTGAATTGGAAAGTCTTGTAGGAAAGCAGGGAGAAGAGTTGGGAGAATATAGAAAATTCATTTCTGAAATTTCTCCACTTCTAGACAAACTAGATAAGAATCCTGAAATCGTACAAGCCATTATTGATGGAAACATTACCGCAGATCTAGCAAAAGCAGCTATAGAAGGTAAAGTAACAATTAATGATGCTGAAATAGTTAGTAAGGCTCAAGAAGAAGTTAAAAAAGAATTAGGGAAAAAGGGATTTGAAGGTGCTAGTGCAGAAGTAATCACAAAACTTATTGAAGATAAAGCAAAAGAAATCAAAAGTGAATTTGAAACAAAATTCAAACAACGAGATGATTTAGATGCTTTTGAATCAAGTGTTAATGATTTCATCTCAAGAACCTCAGATTTTCCTCAATATGCTAAAGAAATTGATAAATGGTTGGATGAACACGAAGTAACAGATATTGCTGTTGCTTACTATGCCGTAAAAGGTGAACTTTCTGAAAAGGAAGCAGTCAAACAAGCAGATATTGAAAAAGCAGAAATCGAAAAAGGTGGAGCATTGAATATGGGAGGTGGACAAAACCGACCAACACATATAAGTGGAAATAATTCCGATCTTGTAGATTCATTGATTTCTCCTAAAGTAAATCCTAATTCTTTCTAAACACTTAATGAGTGTTATGTAAAATCATATAGTACTATGGTATTATACGAATTATAATAAATAATTGTTTTTAACACACGGTTTTTATTATAAATTAGTTTATTAGAATTTAAGAAAAAAATATGCCTAATTATCCTTATTACACAGAACCTACACATGACGTAGGGTCTGCAATCGCCCTAACAGGGGCAAACGCAGGACGAACAACTGTCGTTTCAGCTGCTGAACAACGATTAATCGTTGATGCAGTTGATAAAATCTTCTTACTTGAACCAAACAAGCACCCTCTTGTTACATTACTTACAAACGTAGGTAAAGTATGGGATGGAAAAGCTTGGAAAGGTTCAGGAATCATGAAGAGAGCTACTGGTAACCCAGAGTTCAAATGGTTCGAAGACTTTTACGGTGGTCGTTACTGTAAAATCGCATCAGTTACATCAGGAACAACAGGTACAATCGTACTTGTATTAACAGGAGCAGGTAGTTCATCTGCTGAAATCTTCACAATTGGAGACATCGTAAAAAATGCTCGAACTGGTGAAAACATGTTAGTTGATGCAGCTGGAAGTGGTACTGGTATAACAATCAACACTGCAAGTCGTGCTTTCGGTACAACTGCAGCAGCAACACCTCTAGCAGGTGATGGATTGTTCATAATCGGTAACGCAAACGAAGAAAACGGTGGTGCACGTTCAACAAACTCAACACGTGTTGCTCCACAAACAAACTACACACAGATCTTTAAGACAACAATCGCATTGTCTAACACTGAAAAAGAAGCAAATCTTTATGGTGGAAAGGATCTTCCTTATCAGAGAGCAAAGAAAGGTACAGAACATGCTCTTGATATAGAAAGAGCATTCTGGTGGGGTCAAAAAACAGCTTCTTTCACAGGTGCACAAGGTCACATTAAGAGAGGAACTGGTGGTATCTTAGAGTTTATTAATTCAGGAAATTCTTATGTTCAAAACCAAGGAGGTCCTTTGACAGCTCCAGATTTGAATACCTTCTTACGAGAAGCATTCACTTATGGTAACAATGAAAAAATGATCATGGCAGGTGGACTTGTTCTACAAGCTATTAACGAAATAGCACGTGGTCAAATTCTTATGGCTCCAGAAGCAACTTCATATGGTATGAAAATAAGTCGATGGGTAACAGCATTCGGTACAGTAAACATTGTACACAACCCATTGTTCGTTCAAGATTACGCAGGTTATGCATTTATGTTGGATCTAGAATCATTTGTATATCGTTTCATGAACAATCGTGATACAAGTCTACAAACAAACATTCAAGCTCCAGATGCAGATGGACAAGTAGATCAATACTTATCAGAAGTAGGACTACAACGTGAACAAGCTGCTAAACATGCATTACTTGTAGGAGTAACTGCTTAGTATTAAATTCCTAAACCCCATAATTAATTTTATGGGGTATATGGAAAACTCGTTGGTGTTTATGCGAGGATAAATCATAAATATGTGTGGTTTCGAACCACATCCCATTAGGTCCAGGGTTAGGGATCGATTAATTATAAAAATATATGGCAAGTTTAGAAGGATTACAAGCAAGACAAGTTCTTGCAAAAGGTGTCGTTAGACAAACTACTAATGATGCTCCAATTGGAATTAGAATGAAATATGTAGGTACTGGTACAGTAACATCAGTTACTGTTGTATCAGCAACAGATGTTGCAATTATTACATCAGATGGTGGTACAGATACTTATACATTCGCTGCATTCACAACAATCGGTGCTCTTGCAGATGCTATAAATGCAGACGGTGTATTCGAAGCTAGAGTTCTTGATGCACTTAGAAGCGAAGGATCAGATGATTGGTTCTTAGCTGCTGCTCCTGTAGTAGCTGGAGTAGATGAAGATGGAAATACAGTTTATGACTTAGTTGCTGACACATCAGGTGCTGCTACTATGGCATGTTGTTTATCACCTAAGAGTATAGGAATGACTCCAAAAGCTGATGGACATAGAGTTCATTTGCAGGAAATTTACTACAACGTAACACATACTGCAGCTGCAACAACACTTAAGGTTTATCAACGTACAAAAGCAGGAGCAGAGTCTCTTATTTTTGCTATGTTGGGTGTTAATGCTACAGATACAACTGTAACATTCGCATCAGGTCAAGCTAAAATAACTGGAGATGAAGACGCAGAACTTATTGTTCTAGTTGACGGTACAGTTACAAACGCTACAACAAACATGATTAGAGTGGCAGGTATTAGAGAGTAGTTTTAAAAGTCTCTGACTTTATACGAAGGATGAAGAAATTCGTCCTTCGAATTAAGGTCGGAGCAAATTATTAATTAATTATGAATAAAAAAAATTTATGTCAACAAAATTTGTTAGCAAACAATCAAATTATGCGTTAGTGTTAAAACCAGGGGTAGAAGGGAGTCGTGTTTTAGGAACACAATCAATTCCAGGTTTATATGTTAAATTTCAAGCTGGAGTTGTAGATGTTAGAGAGGAAAATATTATAAAAATGATTAGAGAACATCCTTCTTTTGGTATTGATTTCATTGAAATTAAAGAAAATGAAGTAGATCCATATACAGAAGAAAGATCAGAATTAGAACCAGACCATATTCATTCAGAAATTAAATATGGACATGTTGAAAAATCAACAGGAGCTGGTACTAAACCGAAATTAACACCTCAACTTAAAAAGATTATTGAATCAGAAGCAGTTAAAATGCTTCCAGCTTTATTAAAATCAAATCCAAAAATACTTAAAGAAATTATAGTAAATTTAGCTGCAGAAATGAAAGAAAAAGAAGAAACAGAGACTAAAGAAACTATCGAAGAAACAGTAGAACCAACTACAAAGAAAATAGAAAAGAAATAAAAGAATGTATTGGGACTATGATAATATAAGTATGTTAGTTTAAATAATCATGTCCAATCAATTTTACAATTTCTATTATGATCCAGTTCGTCAAGGATACGACTCTAATACATGGAGCACTATTACAGGTGCTCCTTCTGTCGTTTCTAATAAATTAACATTGCAAAATGCATCAATAATTCACTTTTCTGATATTTTACGTGGAGATGCAACTTTTAATATTAATATATCAACTCCAGTTGCTGGTGATGATATATCTTTCGGTTTTTATGATGTTAATCAATTAGCTGGTATTGGATTTAATGTGACAGATGATATTTTATATGCAGAATCATACAACGGAACAGAATTAACATCGGTGGCAATAGATTGGTCAACTGATTGGAATGACACAGATACATCCTTTGGAATAAAATGGGAAGCTGGTAGAGCAACTTTTTCTATTAATGATATTGTAAGAGCAAATATTAGTGATAATTCTATTTCTGGAAGTCCATTAAATTTATATTTATCAACAGATAGTGTTGGATCATTAAAACTTAAATATATAAATGTTAAAGGAATACAAAGTTTAACTTGGTCTTAGGACTATGATAAAATATACTTATGTCTAATCAATTTTACAATTTTAATTATAGTCCAATAGCTGAAGGTTTTGATTCTTCAACCTGGAGAAAACTATTTGGTGATGTAGCTGTAGTTAATGGTAAATTACAATTTACAAAAGCGGCCATAATTCATTATGGTGATATTTTACGTGGGGATGCTATTTTTAATATTAATATTGCAGCACCCTTTGCGGAAGGAGATACAAAATTCGGTTTTATACAATACAGTAAAAATACATATGCTTATTTCAAAATTTCTGGTCCAGTTTTAACCGTAGAAACCTCAGATGGAACAACTTCAAAATCTATTGTAATTCCATGGGAAAGTTCATGGACAGATACAGATACATCTTTTAGAATAAATTGGGAAGCAGGTATTGTTACTTTTTATATAGGTGGACAATGGATGGCATCAATAAGTTACACTGAAACAGACGATATTCCAGTTAGTGTTGTTCCTACTGACCCTATGAGTTTATATATTTCAAGTGATTCAACTGATTTATTTCTTTTAAATTATATTACTGTTAAGGGAATACAATCATTTTTGATGAGTGAAGGTAATGACGATTCAATTTTTGAACCATTTGTTACTGAATCAGACAGAATATCAATTTCTGAATCAAATACAATGTCAATGGGAACATTAATAACTAATGGTGGGATTGTTTCAGAAACTCCTAAGATAAGAGAATCTGTTACCGTAGGTAGTCCTGTATAAAAATAACATATTATGCCAAAACAACAAATGATAACTAGTAATGAAGATCATGATTTATTGATAGAATTAAGAACAGAAATGAAAAATGTCCGTAATGATATTAAAGATTTAAAAGACGGTATTACTGAACGTATTTCTAATGTAGAAAAGAATAAAGTTGATAAAAAAGATTTTGAAGAATTATTGCAGAAAGTTAATATAGACCATGAAGATAGATTAAGAGCACTAGAATCAGCTAAATCATTTTATATGACATCAATAGTAATATATACTGCTGTTGGTGTAACAATGATAGGATTAATTTTATATCATTTATTTCAAGCTTAAAAACAATAAAATACGACTGTAGAAATACAGTTGTTTTTTTTATTAATATGTAGTATAATAGTAATGTTAAAAACAATTATAAAATATGAATAAAAATTATATACATTTTAGATATACAGTCGAATTGTGTAATAAAATGTTAATCTAGATTAGTACTTTAAAATCTTATAAACATGATGAAAAAATCAAAAAGCCATTCAGATGGCATGAAAGTACAAGGTTTTTTTAGAGTCCAATTAACCGAAGACGGAAAAGGAGTCATCGGTGATTCAGGATGGCATCAAAACCAAGTTACAGATCTTGGTATACGTCAGTATATCGTAGACTGGTTAACTTCAGGAGCAGGTAAAAGTGTCACTTATATGGCACTTGGTACAGGTGGAGCTCCAGCTTCAAACGCTACAGCATTGACAGGAGAGTTGACACACTCAACTTCTGGTCGTGCAGCCGTTTCAAGTTCTATTGTAGCATCAGGAACAGCACAATTCACAGGAGCATTTGCTTCTGCAGCTAGTTTCGTTACTACAACTGCTAACATTTCATGTATTGGTTTGTTCAACACATCAACAACAGGTGCAGGTACTCTCTTCGCAGGGAATACATTCGCTAGTTCTTCTTGTGCAACTAACCAATCTGTAAATGCTACATATCAAATTAGATTCGCATCAGCGTAATTTTGATAACAATTTACCACTCGAAAGAGTGGTTTTTTGTTGCATATTATTTTTATATATGCTATAATACATTATATTATTAAATTAATTATGTAATTATGAAAATTTCAAAAGAAACAAGAAGTTTGATACAAAAAAGAAAGGTAAGTTATATTGATATAGGGTGCGGGGCAAATAAACAAGGTAAAGATTGGTTTGGAGTAGATTATCGTAAATTACCTGGAGTTGATTTAGTCCAGGATTTAGAAAAATTCCCATGGGCAATACCTAGTGAGTCTTTTAATACAGCAGTAGCAAACCATGTGATTGAGCATATTCAGCCAACCCATGGTATTTTTATTTCCTTTATGAATGAAGTATGGAGAATACTTAAACCTGAAGGGGAATTTTTAATAGGTGCACCATATGCAACATCAGTTGGTATGTTTAGAGACCCAACACATGTTAATTTTATCAATGAAGAAACATGGTCGTATTTTGATCCAGAGGATCAATTATATCATGGTGGTTTATATAATATATACTCACCACTTCCTTTTAGAATTAAAATAAATACCTGGCATAGTACTGGAAATATTGAATGTGTTTTAGTAAAGAGAGAAATAACAAAGGAAATGAATGTTGATCCAGAATATTTACGTTTATTGAAATTATATACTAAAATAACAAAATAAATATGTCTATTCCTAATGATCCATTTAAAATAGAACAGTGGAGAAAAAATATGAGTGAATCTCATAAGGGTAAAAAATTATCTGAAGAAACAAAAAAAAGAATGAGTAATGCTTCTATTGGAAGAAAAAAATCAGATAAAGCAAGAAAAAATATGTCTATAGGTCAGAAGGGTAAAAAAATGCCAAAAAGTTTTGGTGAAATGGTGAGTGCTAGGAATATTAGACTTGGTATAATACCTCCATCTAGAAAGGGTATTTTAAATACCCCAGAAATGAAACAAAAAAACAGAGAATGGCAATTATCACATCCTAGAAAAATTTGGATGGATACAAGTATAGAGTTAAAAATAGAAGAAGAATTAAAAAAAAGAGAAATAATATATGAAAAACAAGTAGCTTTGTGTAAAAAAGCTTTAGTGGATTTTTATCTTCCAGAATATAATATAGTAATTCAATGTGATGGTTGTTACTGGCATAATTGTTTAATACATCGTCCAGATAAATTTATTCATCAAAGAAAAACTGATATGGAACAAAATAAAATATTAGAATTAAATGGTTATAAGGTTTATAGATTCTGGGAACATGAAATAAATAAATCTCCAGAAGATTGTATTAATAGAATTAATTTTATAAAATAATATGAAAAAAGAAAAAATAAATGAGTTAGGTCATAAATTAACTAAAAATGTTCCAGTTAAAAAGCAACGAATGGATTATTCAACTCAAGGACAAATATATCATGAGTTACATAAGAATCCGGGAACATGGACAAATAGAATATTGATTGCGGTTCCAACAACAGGAGTAGTGCGTATAGAGTGGGTTATGGCTAAATATGGACAGATTATTCCTACAAACTGGTCGCAGGTGGAAATGGTGCAGTGGCTAAATACATATGCTCCATTAGAATACCAATTACCAGATGCAGAAAATCTTATTGCAAAAGCAGTTGTTGAGGGTGACTTCGAGTGGTTTCTTTCTATAGAACAAGATAATCTCATTCCACCAGATACATTTATTCGTTTGAATGAATATATGATTGAAGCAAAAACTCCTATTATATCTGGTTTGTATTACACTAAATCCCACCCACCAGAACCTATTTTATATAGAGGACGTGGAAATGGATCATTTAGAGATTTTAAATTAGGAGATAAGGTTTGGTGTGATGGTATTCCATTTGGATGTACATTGATTCATGGATCGATCATTAAAGCTCTTTGGAATGAATCGGAAGAATATATGGTGGGTAACGAAGTTACAAGAAGAGTATTTTCACTTCCAAATTTCAACGTAGGAAATTTTGGTTTTGATAATACAGATTTAGATCAAAAACCTAGATTCGCATATACAAGAGGAACAACAGATCTTAATTTCTGTAAAAGAATAATAAAAGATGATATCTTTACGAAAGCTGGCTGGCCTAAATATGCTAAAAAGAAATATCCATTTTTAGTTGACACAAATATATTAGTAATGCATATAGATGAAAGAGGAAGACAATATCCAATGGGAGGTGTTCCTAGAAAAAATATGCCAATAAAAGGTATAAAACCTAAAGAAATTAATTAATACAAGAAGGCACCGTAATGGTGCCTTTTGTGTTCAAGGACTATGATAAAATATAACATATATGGAACTCACGAACGGAAAACATCAAATACGTTTTATTAAGGGTAAATTGTATATCGATGATACACAAATAGCTGGAGAAGGAATCACACCACAAAAAGATGTTATTTTTGAGTTTTTTGTGAATAAGGTGGTCGAAGAAGTTAATAAAAATAGTGATTCTTCTGTTTTAGAAGTAAACGTCCATGATACTGTAAGTGGAAAAGATTTAGGTCCTGGACAAAGAAAATAATTATGGCTAACAGATATTGGGTAGGAGGAACTGCGACTTGGAATGCAACTGCTGGAACAAAGTGGGCTCTTACTTCTGGTGGTGCAGGAGGACAAGCAGTGCCAACTTCTGCTGATGATGTATTTTTTGATGCCAATAGTGGAGCAAATACAATAACCACAAGTGGCTCTGATTTATGTAAAACAATAAATTGCACAAATTTTACAGGAACAATAAATGGTTCAGGGAGTATTCTTTCTTATGGGGATATAACACTAGGTTCAGGAATGACATTATCTGGAACTGTTACAATTTATTTATTCGGTGGAGGAAGTGGAAATTTAACAACAAATGGAATTACTATTTATAATTTAGCAGAAAATTCTAACACAGGAATACTCACACTTCAAGATAATTTAACTGTTTCAAATAATATAAGTATTCTTTCTGGAACTTTTAATGCTAATAATAAAACTGTAACTACAGCAAGTTTTACCACTGGGTATAGTGGATATGAAGTAAAAATGGGAAGTGGTTTATGGACAATAACTGGAGATGGTGATATTTGGACACTTCATACAGCAACAACATTAACTAAAGAAACTGCTAATATAAAATTAACCAGCACTACTTCTGTAGATAAGGTATTTTCTGGTGGTGGAAAGATTTATAATGAGTTATGGAATGCGACTACAGGAACTGGAGCATTAACTATTTCTGGTTCAAATACATTTTCAAATCTAAAAATAGACCCTAGTAGAAGTGTAAAATTTACAGTAGGTGAAACTCAAACAGTATCATCTATTGATATAAATGGAGATGTATCAAATCAAATAATATTAAATAGTATTCCTTTAGCTAATTTATATACGACAAATGGCTCTATAACTATACCAGCTGGTATTACATCTATTGATATTGAGGGGTGGGGAGGTGGAGGAGTTGGAGGAGGAACAACATTAAACCCGAGTTCAGGAGGAGGTGGTTCTGGAGCTCAGTATGCTAAAAAAACAATAAGTGTTACTGCTGGTCAGACATATAATTATGTTGTCCCAGCAACTAAGAACGGAACAACTGGAGATGGGTCTGACGGAGATGACGCTATCTTTTATGATACAGATGGAACAACTATTTTGATGAGAGCGAAAGGAGGGAAAGGAGGACAGGCAGGACAGAATGGTGGAGCAAAAGCTGTTGGTTCTACGACTGATGGGGTAGGAGATATTGTTTATAAAGGAGGAGATGGTTCAGACGGAGGTGGTTCTGCTGTAAACTCTGGAGCTGGGGGTGGAGGAGCTGGTTCTACTGGAGATGGTAATAATGCCTCTGGGACAACAGCAGGAGTAGCAAAAACCGAATTTGGAGGTAGTGGAGGAGCTGGTAGAACTACAGCAGGAATAGGTAATGCTGGTTCAACAAGAGGGGGTGCTGGTGGTGGAGCTAAAATGACGAATGTTACTACTAGAAATGGAGGTAGTGGAGCTGGGGGTTATTTAAGAGTAACAATGAGTGGTGTTACTACTATTTCTGATACTTCTGGAATAAATGAGGTAACATATACTACAATTTCAAATATCACAGCAACAGGAGGAGCAACTTTTAATGCTTATACAACAAATGGTAATATAGATGGAGGAAATAATACAGGTTGGAATATATCTTATATTATCGATATTAATATTTATGATTCTATAAATATCACAGAAAGTAGAACACAATTAGTTCCTACGTGTTTTGCGAATACTTATGATTCAGTTAATGTAACAGAAAACGTGATTTGTAGTAATTCGATAATTAGTGTTATACCGGTCGATCATAATATCTTTATTTGGGGAGTTAAAATTTTTTAGTATATGGCAACATTAATTGATTCATATAGTGAGAGTAATTATAATAATGATGTTCAAACTTATAGTACTAATTATAATGGAGTTGGACAATCTTTTACTAATACTGATTTAATAATATTAGACAGTTGTAAATTTTATTTAAAAAAAAGCGGTTCTCCTACTGGAAATGTTTATGTAAAATTATATGCTCATTCTGGAACTTATGGAACTTCAAGTTTGTTAACTGGTAGTGCATTAGCAACTTCCAATACTTTTGATGTTTCAACTTTAACTACAACATCCACATTAATTACTTTTGATTTTAATGGAGATAATAGAATTAGATTATCTGCCTCAACTTATTATGTAATAACAATTGAATATTCTGGTGGAGATAGTAGTAATTATTTATTGATAGGGTATGATAATACTACTCCTTCAACTCATAGTGGTAATTTATCTTTATATTATAGTTCTTATTGGTCAGCAGTAAGTTTAATTGATTTAATATTTTATGTATATGGAACAAATACATATCTTGTAAATACTTCTGACTCTATTAATATAACAGAAAATTTAGGAGGAGTTGTTCCTACATATTTTATAAATGTTTCTGATTCAATCAATATAACAGAAAATAGAACACAAGTAGTTCCTACATACTTCATAAATGTTTCTGATTCTATTAATACGACAGAAAATATACAAAAATTAGTTTCTGCTTATTATATAAATGTTTCTGATTCTATCAACATAACAGAGAATCTAGGTGGAGTTGTTCCTATATACTTTATAAATGTTTCCGACCATTTAAATATAACCGAATTAGTCGGTTATTATCCGCAAGATGAGGTACATGAATCTATTATTATTAGCGATGTTGTAGTAGTATCTATCACTGGTTCATCGTTATTAGAATTATCTATATATGATTCTATAAACATTACTGAAAACACAACACAACTAGTTCCTGTATATTTTGTTAATACTTATGATTCAGTTAATGTAACAGAAAATTTAAGTAAGACAATACCTACATACTTTATAAATGTTTTCGATTCTATAAACATTACAGAAAGTAGAACACAGATAATTCCAACTTATTTTGTAAATACTTCTGATTCTATCAACATTACCGAAAGTAGAACACAAGTAGTTCCTACATACTTCATAAATGTTTCTGACTCTATAAATATTACCGAAAGTAGAACACAAGTAGTTCCTACTTGTTTTGCAAATACATATGATTCTATCAACATTACCGAAAGTAGAACACAAGTAGTTCCTACGTGTTCTATAAATACTTCTGATTCTATTAATATAACAGAAAACACAACAGAATTAATTCCATTATATTTCATATCTATTTATGATGTTGTATCAATATCTGAAATTTTAACTTTCGGTGGATATTGGGCAATTTCAGTTTCGGATCAATTGAATATTACAGAAAATATACAGGAATCAGTTTCTTTCTATTATATAAATACTTATGATTCTATTAGTATAACAGAAAATCTAAGTAAGATTATTCCTACATACTTCATAAATGTTTCTGATTCTATTAATATTACAGAAAATAGAACACAAATAATTCCTACTTATTTCATAAACGTTTATGATTCTATTAATATAACTGAAAATCTAATAGGTTCAATAAGTCTAAGTCAAATAAATATCTTTGATTCTATTAATATTACAGAAAATACAATATCAATAGTTCCTACTTATTTCATAAATGTCTCTGATTCCATTAACATAACAGAGAATCTAGGTGGAGTTGTTCCTACATATTTCATAAATGTTTCTGATTCTATTAATATTACAGAGAATTTAGGGGGAGCTATTCCTATATATTTTGTAAATACTTCTGATTCTATTAGTATTACAGAAAATATACAGCAATCAATAAGTTCACCATCTATTAATATATATGATTCTTTAAATATAACTGAAAATACAGTAATTGAAAAGATATTAAATATATATAATTATGACAATATAAACATAAATGAATATACATCATTCGAATCTTTTAAGTTTTCTTATCAAGTTAGAAGACCGATAGGGTCATCAACTTCAATAAAAACCCCACATGGAGGAATAGATAAAATAGATATGTCTAGTGGAAAAGCATCATCAATAAGAAACCCAGTGGGAAAATATAGTAATATTAATAGACCTATTGGAAAAATCAATTAATCGTACTATGATAAAATATACTTATGGCAGATAATAAAAAAAATTTCTCATATTCAATAATAATAACAGCTCCATCACCAGCAACAACTGGAACAACTTTAGTGGTAGAAACTGGAGGTGGAATTTTGTTTCCCACTCCACCTTTTAATGTCACAATCTGGCCACCTGGAGTACAACCATTATCAACAAATGCTGAAATAGTCAGAGTTACAAATATAACAGATGATACTTTTACAATAGAAAGAGAACAAGAAGAAACAACTGCAATTTCTATTTTATCTAGTTTTCAAATATCCGCAACGATAACTAAGAAAACTTTTGATGATTATACAGAAAAATCTGTCTACGACCCCGACAACGGCTCTCGACAAGTCGCCTTTAAAGACCAACTTACAGGAGGAGCTATGTCTTCCAATGTCTACTTTACAACCATAGATAGCGATATTTCAGGATATAAAAAGATATCTTATACCCCAGAAGCAACCGAAACCGAACTAATAGTTTCCGTAACCAACCAAGAACTATTAGCTAGAACTTATTTATATGATAACCAAATAGATGCCACAGTTATAGAAACAGGTTCTTGGTATGCTTATTTTACGGCCAAAGTAGACAAAACATTAGGTGTAACTCAATTGAAATATGAGGCATTTTTAAGACATATAGATAATACTGAAACTACTTTATTTAGTGTTTATTCAGATGAACTTAATAATACTGGTTATTTATCATTTTCAAAACCATCTCCTCAACCTACTTTCTCTTGTGCCACTACAGATAGATTTGGTGTAAGAATTTATGTTAAAACTACTGCTCCATCGGCTATTATTGTTAATACAATAGTCGGTAATGATAGAGGAGCATATTTCAATCTTCCTATTTTACCTCGCCATAATCAATTAAGAACAAGAGACGCCTCAAACTGCCACCCTGCAAGTGCTATTCAACTTGATACACTTTTAGGAACTCCAACATATACTTCTCAAAATGATTTCAATAATTCTTTCGGTTCAACAGGAAGAAAAACAGGAGGTTATATCTCTAAAGGTACAGGTTCAACAGTAAATGTCGCAAGTGGTACAGGATTTCTAAAAGTAACAGACGATGATAATGCACAACTTATTCCTTTTGATTGGAGTGCTGTATCAGGTATAGCAATTCCAAGTGCTTCAACAAGATATATCGGAGTAGATTATAATTCGGGTGCACCAGAGGTTGTAGTCCATACAACATACGACTGGAATCTTGATAGTAACTTTCCTCTTGGACGAGTAGTAAACGATACAATAAATAGTGCAGATGAAATTTACATAGCTAATGCTCCATGGTGGGTTACAGATGGAATGACAAATACTATTCAAGCAATCCGTTCTTTTGGACTTGTAAGACGAGATGAGTCAGTAGGAGGAATTATGTTATCGGTTACAGGAACTCGTAATATCGCAGTTACAGGTGGAGTTGTTTGGGTAGGATTTAATGATTTAACATTTGATGCCATAGATACTTCTGCTTCTGGTACTATTGAGGGTTATTGGTATTCTTCTACAGGAGGTTGGCAAGCATCTGATTTAACTCAATATTCAGTAACTCAATGGAATGATGTAACTCAAGCTACACTTCAAACAATAACAACAGGTAAATACTGTAACGTATGGATTTATGGAGAACTCACAGACAGTACACCAAGTATTGCATTGTTATATCCACAAGCCCTTTACAATACCCCAGCACAAGCAGAGGCAACATCAGCCCCAACAAATGTACCTAATCATATAAAAGAATTTGGAACTTTAATCGGAAGAATAATTATCAAACAAGGTACAGACACTCCGATTTCTGTTCAATCTGTATTTACTAATACATTTTCTTCTTCGGTTGTAACAGACCATGCTAACCTTTCTAATCTTGCATGGAATACATCAGGACACACAGGAACAGCTAATAACATGGCAGTATTTAATAGCACAGGTGTAGCAACATATAAACCTATTACAGATTTTACAATCGGTACTTCTTCTCACATGGAATGGGATAAAGATGTAAATGGAAATATAACTAATGTTGATATTTGGACAGATGCCTCTAAAACAACAAAACTATATACAATAACAATAACTTTTGAAAATAATAATCCAACTGTTCATACTGAAAAAGATGAGATTTTAAATAAGACTTTGACTACAACAATGAATTATAGTGGTTCGACATTAATAATACCTATAACTAAAGTAATATCATAATATGGCAATTACATATAATACATATAGAGGTAATCCATTATATATTTTTAGAGCCACAAGTGGTGGTACTGTTTTTAGTACAAATTTAACTACTTCCACTGCTTTTGATTTGTTTACAGATACAGCAGTTGCTAATGATGCTATTTATTTTAGTGGTTTTAGTAGTGGTATGACTGTTTATTCAAATCTTTATTTAACAATAGGAACTGCTTTAAGTGGAACTGACGTAGTCGTTGTTTGGGAATATTATGCTGGTTCTGCTCTTGGGTGGAGAACTTGCCACGATTTAACTGATGGTTCAAATGGTTTTACTACAACTGGTGATGTTGTAGTAAAATTTCCAGTCCAAGCTAGGTCAACATATAATGTTGTTAATAGCACAACACAAAACTGGATAAGATGTAGAATGGTATCACTCACAAGTATAACTGAAGGTGGAGCAATAATTACCAATCGTGTACAATGTAGTAATGGAGATGTATCTATAGATGGATATACCGATGCTTCTCCTTGTACTATTAGTACACTATATACTTGGATATTAGCTAATGCTCCAGAACTTGGTGCTTATAAATGGGGTAATAGTTTTTATAAGATAGATAATATCCACAACCTAATTGCAAATAGTACGTTACGTATGCAAAGTATCGTGTTGATAATGGGTAATGGTTGTTATGCTCAAAGTTTAACTCTACCTTATATTTGGAGTGGAACAAAATATGGAACAGATGGTTGGTTTGAGCCATCTTATATATTCTTAATAACAGCAGGTCCAAGTAATCAGATAGGATTATATTCTACCTCTAGGTTTTATGGTGGAGCAATAATAGTAAATACTACAGGTGCGATGTTTACGAATATAGTAGATGGATTAGTATGTACTTCTAGTGGGTATGGAGGTCTTGGAAATGGGGATATAATTGGTGTATATTCTCCAAGGTCTGGATATTTCTCAAATAGTGGAAGTGTAAATAGATGTATTGTTGAGGGTGGTTTAATAACTGCATCAGCACCAACAGCATATCCAACAAATTTACAAATATCATATCCTGGGTCAGTGATATGGGCTTTATATGGTAACGCATTAAATGTTTCTGATGTAGTATACACAATGCCACCTACATCTTTATTTTCTATTGGTGCAAATTATTATGTAGCTCCGACAACTACTGAGATAAATTTTACAAATCCAAATCCTAGTTTTCCAGGACAAACTACAGCACCAAGAGTAATGGTTAGAAACATTGGTCATATTACAGCATTTCCAACAGTTTATTTTTATGATGATAGTGTAGGAACATATACTGACTATACAACACAAGCTAGCGATGCTACTTTAAACGATGTTCCATTGAGTGGTGATACCGATGATTGTTTATATTTTAGAGTAACTACTTATACTAATTCTTCAAGTAATATTGTTTTTGATTTTACAACACCATCACAAAGTAATGATTATATTTACGCTTTTGAATATTATAATGCGTCTACTGGATGGACGGTTGTTCCAAGTACATTATTTTGGGATACTAGTCTTAATTTAACAAAGTCAGGAACAGTATATATGGGTCTTGGTGGAAATACTCCAGCGACATATCAAGTCACAAGTACAACAGTAAATAGTGTTTCTGGATATTGGTTTAGAATGCGTATAGTGACACCTGGTTCTGTATCTCCTGTAGCAACAACAATAAAATATAGATTACAATCAGGTGTAGGAAATTATTATTTTAACGAAAAATATAATTCACAATTAACAGTACTGGATATAAATGGAGACCCAGTTAATGGAGCAACAGTTACACTTACTGATTCTAAATCAACAGTTTATTCATTAACTACAGATAGTAATGGAGAAACAACTTCAACTGATATTAAAACAAGTCAGACTTTTTTTGACCCAATTAATGCTTCCGATACAAATTATAATTATACAAAAGAAAGCTTTAATCCATTTACTTTAACAATTTCAAAAACTGGATATGAAACATATACATCCGAAATTAATATAATATCTAAATTCTACCCAACCATTACCTTGAAATCTACAGTTCCAATTCGTCAAACAATAGATGGTAAATTATTATTAGCTAACCAACCCGAAACAGGGAGTAGTGCGAAGTTATTAGAAATGTAATTTAATTATGTCTTTTGGAGGAAATTATTTTGGGCAAATATACTTAGGGCAAAATTATCCTTCATATGAAGGATATATTTATGATGTTAATATTTCTGATTCACTTAATGTCACAGAAGATTACCTCCTTGATTTATCTATACAATTAAATATATCAGATTCTTTAAATTTTACGGAATCTATAGTAAGTTTTAATGACTTATTTCCAATTTCAATATCTGAGAATATAGTCATTACTGAAAATTTTATTGATTATACTTCCGATATTTCTGTAGGAATTTTTGATATACTAGATATTTCTGAATACATAGATATATCTAATGAATTTTGTATATTAAATATATCAGATATAATAAATATTAATGAGATAAACGATGTCTTAATTATTAATTTACCTATTGAATTATATGACTCTATAGAAATATTAGATTTAAATTCAATATTAATACCATTCTTACCTATCGAGGCATCTGATCTTATAAATATTTACGAATATAATAATACATTATTAATGTCATTTATTAATAATTATGATATAATAGATATTACTGAAGATGTTAATATAAATAATGAAATTGCTGGATTATTTATCACAGATTTAACAATAATGTATGAAAATATTATTATAACAAATCCAGTACAAATGAATCCTATTTATGATGATATATTAATAAACGACAACATAAAACCTGAATTAATATCAAATATAAATGTATCAAGTATCACTATAATAAGTGAAAATAACACATTTGAATCATTTCTATTTAATCCGTCGTTACATAAACCAGTGGGTTCAATACGAAATGTGAATCCAGTTGGTACACATCAATTATATGGATAAGACAATAGGACTATGATAAAATATACTTATTAATTAAAAACAATTATCTATGATTACACTTGAAGCGGACAATCGAATATTAACATCATCCTCAAAATACTCTTATTTGGTAACAAATTATTCATCTGGAATAACTTCTTTTAGTATATTAAATGCTAAAGATTCGCAATTTGCTACAGATGTTTTTCTTTTATTAAGTAATTTTGGGGCAGAAGATGCAGAAATAGTCAAAATTTCAACAGTAAATAATAATACTGGAGAAATAACAATAACCTCACCGACCTTATTTGCACACGCAGAAAGTACAAAAGTATCTATTTTACCTTATAATCAAATAAGATTTTTTCATACAGCAACAACAACATTTAGTGTTTCAAATCCATTAACTGCTTATATTGATCTTCAACCAAGTGATTGGTTTACAACATATAGTGATGATTCAAATTCAACTGGATATGGATGGTATACTTTTTATAATTCAGTAACATTGGCATTATCTCAAGAATCTAATCCTATCCCTTATGCAGGATTTGAAACAAATACTACAGAACAAATATTAAATGATTTCTTTAGTATGCTAAGTAATAAGGAGTTAAGATTAGTTACTCGAGAAGACGCTTTATCTTGGGCCAGTGAAGGATATAGTAGAATGAGAAATAAACTTAATTTAACTAATGTTGAATATACAGCATCCGCTATAACACCATTAATTGTTCAAGCTGGAGTAATAGAATATGACTTACCTACTGATTTTGATCATTTATTGTTTTTTGCTTCAGGTATTGATCCAACCAACCCTGGGTTGCGTGGGGGAATAAAATTAAATATTGATTTTATTCCATTAAGAGAAGCTTACAGTTATAATGGTACAGGACCTAGATATTATATTAGAGGTTTTAAAATAGGGTTACTACCAACTCCTTGGGAAGATACGACATATCATTATATGTATCAAAAAAAAGCGTCAAGATTAACTTTAAATTCAGACGAAGTGGATCTTCCAAACGGAGGAGAATATGTGATTAAAGATTATATGCTTTATAGAGCATTTCAGAAATTCCAAAATCCACAATATAAACAATATCTTGAATCATTCACCAATGGACTTAACGATATGATTATCGCAAGTGTCAAACGCGACGCGAATTTGGATTGGTTTGGGATTAGTCGTCAAGCAAATGTATAAAATATGAAAAAGAAATATTATATCAAAATAGGAGAAAAATATGGTAAATGGACTGTTCTAAATAATCATATTAAACATATAAAACCATCTGGAGAAACATGTTATCTAAATTTGTGTAGATGCGAATGTGGTAAAGAAAGTTTAAGAGATTCTATTACTTTATTTAGATCAACATTAAAGGGATGTTTCTCTTGTTGTAAAAAGGGTAGAAAGTCCTGGAATAAAGGAAAAACAATGCCAACTAATATGAAAGAAATTATGAAAATAAAAATGAAAGGAAAACACAACTCTCCACGAACTCAATTTAAAAAAGGAATGATTCCTTGGAATAAGGGAGGTAAGATGCCACAGATAACTGGAGAAAATAATTATTTATGGAGAGAAGATAGAGAACAAATTAATTTAGGTAAAAAAAGATGGTGTTCAAAAGAATGTGCAGAATGGAGACAACAAATTTTTACTAGAGATAATTTTAAATGTAAAATAAATAATAAAGATTGTAAAGGTCGTTTAGAAGCACATCACATCTTACCATGGGTTAATTATCCAGAATTAAGATTTGATATAAACAATGGTATAACTTTATGCCATGCACATCATCCAAGAAAAAAAGATGAAGTAGCAAAATTGTCACCATACTTTAAAGAGTTAGTGGCTGAAAAGTAGTATATCCTCGAGCCTGGGAAAAATCAAAGAAGAATTAATATAACTTATTTCGATGGTGTAAATAGCCTAGTGTCTTATAACTTGGGTAAAAAGACAGAATTCATACATGCGGAAAATGCACGTAGTAAAATAATTGGTACAATAGAAAAAAGAGAGGGTCAAACTGTTCTTGGAACAAATTCTGTAAATAAACCATTTGTAACAACTGCCAATTATGGTATTTTTTCATTTCAAAATAATAATAATCAAGGATTTTATCGTATAAGTGTTGCAGAAAATTCTACATTGTCAATAAATGTTACTGATAATATATTAGTAACTGAAACATTTCTTCCTTCAACTTTGTCGATTATAGTAACTGATAAAATAAATATAACAGAAAAAATTAATAATAATACTGGAGATATTGTAACTATTTATTATTTAAATAGCAGTAATCAATGGATACCATTAAGTGGTTTGGGGGCAAATATTGCAGGTGGAATTTTTGATTATACTTACGCGGAAGGGTGTACATTTTTAGTTAATCAAAATTCAGATAATAGATATATCGATTCTGATGGTATAACTGTTTATTCTTCAACTTCAACTTCTGGTCATTTATATAATACTCCTCCAGCATCTAGAATAAATTATTATAAAAATAGATTATACTTAGCAGATTTTATAGAAAATGGAATAAGATATCCTACAACAGTCTTGAGATCTTCATATCCAGTTGGAATCGTTTCTTTAATAAATGAAGATAGAACAATTTCTAATACAGTTTGGGGGTATGTTACAACAAATGGAACAACAACATTAACAGGAAGTGGATCTAAATTCTTAACAACTTATAAGGCTGGAGATATAATAACTGTTTCTGGTGAAACAGCAAGAATAGTTGAAAGTGTTACAAGTGATACAGTTTTAGTCGTAACACAACCATTCTCTACTTCTACAGGTCCATTATCATATTCATTAACTGGTTGTAGTATAGAAGTCACAGATACTAAATATTTGTATGCTGATAGTGGAGTAAATGTATATGATGTTTATAGAGGAGATACACTAATGACAGTTTTGACAGTAACTCAAGTAAATGAAAATAGTGTTAATGCAACTTGGTCAGGGGCACCTAGTTTATTATCTAGTGATGAAATATGGGTTAATGGAACACATAATAGTAAAAAAATATTTAGATGGGTTAAAAATTCCTCTTCAACTGGAAACACAGTAAAACAATATGATACCTTTAAACTTTCTGGAGGAGAAAATGATCCAATAACTATGTTAACTAATATAGGGAATGTAATGATTACTGCAAATAAAAATGCAATGACATCATGGAATGATTATACATTAGAAAATTTTGATTTAGATATTGGATGTGTTTCTAAAAAGGGGTACATTAAATTAAACGGTGTATTATATTTCTTACATTATAATGGGGTTTATGCAACTAGTGGTAGTACCCCAGAAAGAATCTCAAATAAAATTGAGAAATATATTAACGGTGCCACAAAAATTGGAAAAGAGAATAGTGCCGCTGGTAAGAAAGGAAGTAGTATTTTCTTTACCTTAGGTGATGTTGTTTTATATAGAGAAGACGGTTCTGTAAATAAAACACTTAAAGATGTTTGTATAGAATACAACATTATACAGACTAACTGGTATATACATACAAATGTAAAAGCAAATGAATTTGCTACTTTTGTTGAAGAATCAAATACAGATAGATTAGAATTAGCAGATACATCGGATAATCATGCAATAAAAGAATTTTTGTCTGGAGAAACAGATGACGGTAAAGAAATTAATTTTAGAATAGATACAATGAAATTAACACCTGGGGCTCATTCAACTTCTACTTCATCTTCTGTTGCGGCTTTTGAATATTCAAGTAAACCTATAGGTCTTCTAGCTGAAGCAATAAGAGGTTCCGCTATGAAAGTTTTTGTAAACACTGATAATAGTGAAGATTATTATCCTCTAGAAGGACAAATAACAAAAGGATTATCTGTTATAAAAATAAAAGGTAAAGATCCAAGTAGAGGAGATCCTCCTGTTTGTAGATTAATTAGTTTTTCTATAAGAGATTCTTCAAAACAGATTTGTAAACTATCACGTCTTACACTAGTATATCTACCAACAACCGACGAAGAACAAGATAACGATTTATAAAAATATGAGTGATACAGATTATACAACAATAGAAACTCCGTATACTGAAAATACATTAACTCGAAGTTCTACTTCAGCTGACGGTCTTTTAACGATTGGCGAAGTATCTGATGATTCAACTACTTCTACTGATACAATCTCAACTACAACTTCTAAGACCGTAACAGCTACAATCGATAGTGCAGTGGTTGCAAAATCTAATAATTCATTAAATGATTTATGGATTACTAATTTTATTAAATCTGTTAATTGGAAACCTAAAAAAGTAGGTTTTTATATAGATGGCCAAAGTGGTTATGCTGAATTTTCTAATGTTTTTGTAAGTGGAAATATTCAAGCCTTGACTGGAACGATAGGTGGATTTACAATTGGAGCAACTGATTTATCTGTTACTAGGGGTGGTTATCAAACTATTATTTCTAGTGATTCAACTGCTTTTTCTGCTGGACCCACAGGAGCACCAACTGTTACAATTTCTCAAGCTGGATTATTGACGGCACAAGCTGGAATAATTGGAGGATTTACTATAACTTCAACTTCTTTATATGGAGGAATAATTAAAACTGCTGCAACTGTAGAAGCTGGAACTAGTGGAGTTGTTATGGACACAGGAGGATTGAGAGGGTACGATTCAGTTCTAGGACAGACTTTCAATTTACCGACAAATGGTTCTGCTCCAACTTTTGCAAGTGGGGTAATTAATTATTCTACTTTTAATGTTAATACAAATGCTGTTATTAGAACGTCTGCTACAGTGGGAGATGGAACAGCAAATTCAGCTGGAATATTAATAAACTCTACAGGATTTTATGCGTGTGAAACAAATCAAACATTGGCTAATGCTAATGTAAAAATATTAATAGATGGAAGTGCTGTTTACAGAGGTCAAGTTGAAATAGGTACTACTGGAGGTGCAGAAGTAGTAATAGCTGGTAATGATATTCATTTATATGATGATTCACAAGGAGGATATAAAATAACTCATTTTACGGATTATAGTGGAACAATTCCAGGAAAAATACAAATAACAACTTCTATTGAAAATAGATTATATGTAGGACTTACAATTATAATAACTGGCACTACAAATTATAATGGTACATATACAATAGGAGGTATAATAGATTCATATAATTTTTATGTAACTTCCTCTTATGTAGCAGATGATGCTACCGGATTAATAAATGGAGTTGGTAGTATAATTGGTGATACTGCTGCTGTAAATTTTTATAGAGCAGATGGATTAACTGGAAATTTTGAAATGCAAAAAAGAGCTGGTTATGATAATAATTTAAGTAACGCTATGGAAATGTTTTATAATGCAGCTGCACAGGATGACGGAGAAAATCTTTTATATATTGGAAGAGAAGGTGTTTATACTAATCCTAACTATACAGATGGAATCGTATTTACAGCTAAAGAAGCTGTATATATTGAAATGGGTAATTTATATAGGTTTTATGAAAGACTTCCTTTTGTAATTGGTGATTTAAGTACGGCAACAATCCCAGGGGAGGGGATTGTTTCGAGAATATCAGGAGAAGGCAAAGATGGATATTCTGGATTAGGTTTTATGGTAGAAATACTTACTTTTACTGGAGCAACCGCTTTTAGTGTTGGAGATAAAATAACTGGTGATAGTTCTGGTGCAACTTTCTTTATAACAAAAAAAATTAGTACATCTCAATTTTGGGGTGATCATACAAATTCATATACCTTTACTAGTTCTGATACCACATGTACTACCGATGGTGGTGGTGGTGGTACTGGAACTGGATCTTTTTCTTCTTCTTCGATGGGTACATTTGTTCCTATAAAAGCTGATCATTCTTTAACAATAAAAATAGATTCAAGTATACTACCTACTAATGATAACTGGTATGATATAGGTTCGTCTTCTTATGCTATTAGAAATATTTATTCTAATAATATATATTCATCTACTTTATATTCTGAAACAATTGGAACAACCAACTCAACATCTACTGATCGTATTATGATAGTAAAAGATTCTTCTTATAATTCGTCTCCTTCAATTGATGCTTATGATGGAAGTTTATGTGTTGGAGGATTAAGACCGATGATTAATACGACCGGAAAAGGGTGGTTTCTTGAAGCATATAACCCATCTAGTTCTACTACAGTAGATGCTCAAATTCAAGTTTCTACTACTGGTACAATTAAAGAAATATATTTTTATTTAAATGACGGTGGTGATAGTATAGGTATCTATACAGAAGATGGAGGAACAACTAATTGGATTAGTTTTAATAATTTTTATGTCGACGGTAGTTTTTCCCCTGGTTTAGGAACTGGTACGACAAATGGTAATCTTGGTTCTTCTACTCGAGAATGGGATAAATTATATATAAATGAAGTTAGATATACAACCTTAACAGATGTATCTGACCTTAGATTAAAACAAAATATAAAAGATTTTGATTTAGGCCTTAAAGAATTAAATCAATTAAGACCAGTTAGTTTTGAATGGAAACAAGACGGTAGAAAAACTAAAGGTTTTATTGCTCAGGAAGTTCAAGAAATCATTCCAGATATGATAATACATGAAAATGATGATGAAAATGAAATCAAGGATTTATTAACTATTAATATGAACTATATGTTTCCACTTTTAGTCAAGTCAATCCAAGAATTATCAAAAAAGGTCGAAGAATTAGAAAAGAAGTTAAATATATAAATATATGGGAATATTAACAATACCTATAAAAACTTAGGTTGTAAAAAATATTATACTATGGTATAATAACATTATTATTATAATAAATAAATATACATATGGATAACAACAAACAAGAAGTTAAAAAAGACCTTTTAAAAGTAATACCGACAAATACAGGTGATACTAAGGCTGAAAAACCTGAACCCCCTGCAAAAATGCGTCAAATAGTTATTGAAACAGATGGTAATAATATCGTATTAGAAAAGGCAGAAGTTAGTGGAAATATAGAGTTAATTGCCATTCTACAAACGGTTATAAAATATATTAGTAGTCAAACCCAAAAATAGACAATGTCTTCAAAATCTTTACTAGGGCAAACAAAAAAATATTCTAATATTGTTAAGGGTGTAAAAAACACACAACCAAAACAAGAAGAACCATTAATTACCAGAGAGCAAGTAATGGCGGCTTTTCATTCTTTTGGTTTTGAACCGAATGAGAGAAACCACAACGATATAGGGTATTGGACAATGAAACCTATCTCTGAAGCACCAAAACTTATGGAGGAACTTCATAAACGTAGAATTGATATAAATAATAAAGAAGACGAAGACAATAAAACAGTAGAAGAAAAAAAGAAAAAAGAAGAAGACATTGTTAATCAACGTAAGGAATCAACCGTAACACTACCTAGATTAAGCGATGAGGAAATTAATGCGTTGTTTGATGAATACGGATTACCAGCTCCAGACCCAGAATGGGTTAGAAGTCATCTTCCTAATGATCCTAAAAAAATTAGATCAATACTTGAATTGCAAAGAAAAACTGCAGACGATATGTTAAAAAAACATTCAAAAAATACAGTTAATTCTATTCCAGAAATACCAAAAAATATTCCTATGAATGCACAACCTATGCAAAATAATGGGATGGGTGGTCCAATGCCTTTAGATATGCAAGGTGGTATGGCTGGAGAAGATTCTAAGATTAGTCCATTTTTTATCGGTGATAATTCTATTGTACGTATAACAAATCAAAATAATCCAAATGTTTCAACTTTGTGGTTAGTTGATGCAAAGAAAAAAGTATTAAGACCCTTCTTGTCAGAAAAAGCTTTTGAAAATGCTTTTGAAGATCTACAAGAAGCACAAAAGGCTATTGTAACAATATCAACAAGAGAACTTGGGCCAGGTGGAGCACTAGATGGTTTTAAACCATTACAAGGGATCAAGGGTGTTAATGAAGATGGTTCAATGGATAAGATAGATTTTTCTCCTGCACAAATACAAAAAAGATACGGAAAGGCACAAGATCCAGAAAAAGAAAATAAAGCTGTTTTAATGTTAGATGGAGTTTTAGGTAAATTAAATAAATCAAAAAAATAATATATGGCTACTACTATAAAAAAAGGTTCAAATGGAACAGCAGTAAAAGAATTACAACAGAAATTAGTTGATTTAGGTTATGATATTTCTGTTGATGGTATTTTTGGAACTGAGACACTAACTGCTGTTAAGAAATATCAATTTGATAATAATTTAACTGTAGATGGTATTGTTGGAAATAACACTTGGACTAGTTTAAATTCTAAGACTTCTAGTAATTCATCTAACGATGAAACAGAAGATACTTCAACTAATACATCATATTCTAATACTAATAATGACGAACGTTATGGAGAGAAAAAGAATTCCGATGATGAAGAATCAGCGGAAGATGAGGTTGATTGGGCGTTAGATCAATCTGAAGATGTTGTTAGTAATAGTTTTCTAAAATTAATATCATCTGATGCTGACCAATTAGCTTTTTATATTAATGCAATAGCTTACGGGGGATATACAGTTGGTGATGTTGTTAACGATATTAAAAGATTAGAATTAATAAAAAACGGGGATACATCAGCTAAAAATTTAACTATTATAGATGCAGACTCTGATAGAAGTGATTATTATTCTACTACAGAAGGAAAGGCGGCTGCAAAATTAACAAAAAATTTAATTAGTTATAGTTTAGATAGTTCTGTAGATTCTGATATATTAAATTATGGATTAAATATGCCGGATGAATTATTTGAAGTAATTTCACCAATTCTTGATCCAGAATCAGATGAATATAAAGAAGAGATCGAAGACTTGGTTGCAACATATTCAGACTTAACAGATAAACAAATACAAGCTACAACAGAACAAGAGAAAGCAATTGCTGATAGTGACTATGCAACGTTTAAAGAAAATATTGAGAAAAAATATGGAATTATTTTAAGTGATAATGCAGATACGGCATGGGCACAAATAGAATCATTAAAAGATGCAAGTTCAACAAGAGGATTAACTGGTTCTGGAATAGAACAAGAAGCAATAGAAGATGAATTAAAATCAACAAGAAAAGCAAATCAAAGAAGTAGAGATGAAAAATTAACAACTGAAACTTCTCAGAAAAAAACATATTATACAAATTCTGCAACTGCTGATGAAATTGCTAAACTTTCAGACGCAGAATTACAAGAATACGGATTGAAACCATCTGATGATATTCTTGCTTATTATAGTATTAGTAACTTAAAAGAAGAATTTCCAGAATATACAACAGACCAACTTAAAGCATTACGTAATAGCGTTTTAGATGAAAATGGAAACTATCGAAGTGCTTTATATAAAACACAATACACAACACTTTATAATAATTTAGTTACAAAAATTCAGACCGCTAAATCTGCTATAACAAAATCAGCCGAACAAGATGAAGAAAATGCTGCCGAAGAAGCAGGTACTACTGGAGAAGATACAGTTACAACAACAGGAATAGCTTCTAATTCTCAAGTTGATAGTTCATTAAATAATGCATCAACGGCTGCTGCTAATATATCTAAAAGTTTATCTAATAATACTTCAAAAACAACAAATACTAATACCACAACTACACCTACAACAAAAACAACAAAGACACCTACCGTAGAGACATCAACAACTACACCAAAAACAACTACAACCACAAATACTACAACAACCCCAACGAGTACAACAAAAACATCATCCAGTAGTGGTTATACCATTAAGTATGGCGACACATTAAGTGCTATTGCCAAGAAATATGGTACGACGGTTTCTGCTTTGGCATCATTAAATAATATATCAAATCCAGACAAAATAATAGCAGGAAAAACGATAAAGGTTTCATAGGACTTTGATATTATAAAGATATATGAGTGTTATAAGATACAACAACTTAAAAATACCTGGAGTCATCACTACACCGTTTAATGGTAAAACAAGGGATGATCCAAATCACAAGGGAATAGATATTGCTAATAAATCAGGAACACCTATCCCAGCATTCGATGATGGTGTTGTTGTTGCAACAGGTAAAAAACGAGACGGTGCGGGTAATGTTGTTATCTTGAAAGACAAGGAAGGTAATGTCCATCAATACAGTCATTTACAGGGAGCTGTTGTTACTCCTGGTACTAAAGTTAAAAAAGGTCAGGAAATAGCAAAAATGGGTAAAACTGGAAATGTCTATAGTCCAACTAATTCTGACCCATCACATCTTGATTTAAGAATAGTTAATAGGTATAATAAATATATTAATCCAATGACATATTTAAATAAAAAATAAAATGACCAATAATAGTAAAGATATAATAAAAAGAAAGAATGATTTGTTTAGATCAATAATGAAAAATCCTAAACTATCAAGAACTTTTAAGGAAGGCTTAAAAGCTCCTATTGGAAGTACAAAAAGAGAACAAGCTAAATCAATATTTTCTATTATAAGAAAGGTGGGAGGGGTACACGATGGACAAGGTGGACCTACCTCATCTATGATTAATACACCTCAAACTACAGATAATTCTGTTTTTAATCCTACTAGTTATGAAAATATGATGATTTTTCCAGCAGCTCCTAAATTAAAAAATTCATATGGATTAACAGTTAGTCCAGTTACAAATACAACAAGTGGTTCATTCACTACTTCAAATACTGGTAATACTAAAAATTTGACAACTCAAAATAATAATATTGGAACTAATTTATTTACTACAAAAACACCTGATTATTCTAATTTATTTTCAACAAAAGGATATAATACTCAAACTGAAACTAAACCTAAAAGTTTAACAACAAAAGAAATTCAACAAATTGTTGGAGCTACAGCAGATGGTGTTGTTGGTCCAGAAACATTAGCAGCAATTAAGAAATATCAACTTAATAATGGTTTAACTGTTGACGGTATTGTTGGTCCAGAAACATTAGCTAAAATGAATGCTTCAGGTCAAAAAACATCTACTATTTCACCTGCTTCAAAATATCCTAATTTAACTCTTCAAAATGTAGACACAAGCGGAAAGAAAAAAAGTGGACTTATTGATTCTTTTACACCTATAACTATCCCTACCTCTAATACTTCTTCTGCAACAACACAACAACCTACTGATCAAAAACAATTCGATTGGAGTAAAGTATCTACAGAAATTCCTACTATGGTAAAAGCACCAGAGGAAGAATCAACTACTTCTACTGATACAAATATTAGTGGAGGAAATACAAGTGCTGTTTCAAATGTATCTTCAGTTGCTGGAATAACAGATCCTTCTGTCTTATTAAAAGATGCTGTTTCACAAGTTGGATTAGATAAAATTATAAATGGAATAATCAGAAACGAAGGAAAATCAATTAGTGGTGTTTACAATAATCCAGGTAATATAAAATTTAATAATCTACCTGGACAAATAGATAGTGGGGTATCAAACGATGGAGGTAAATCAACTTTTGCATCATATTCTACAGAAGAAGATGGAAGAAACGCTATAGGTAATTTAATTACCGCAGCTATTAACGGTGGAACTTCATACGGTACAAATCCAACATTTCAAGATTTTATCAATAGATATACTGGGCAAGGTACTTCTACAACCAGTACAGAAGACATAGAAACAAGAGTATCAAATGCTATAGCAAGTAATACTGGTGCTCAATTATTTGCATCAGGTATTACTGAAGAAAAATTTGGAGGTAATTTAAGTCAATATATAGAAAAGATAGATAAAGACTTGAGAACTGAATATAATTTAGATGAACTCGAAAATGAATTAAGTGATATAACTTCTAAAAAAGAAAACTTCTTACCGACACTTAGAAATTATATTGGTGGAAGAGATCAATATCTTAAAAAGATCAACAAGATGATTGATCGATATGAAGAAAAGGTAGATGAGTACGACATGTCAGACCCTCAAACAGCAAAAGATTATGAAAATTATCTAAATTATTTATATACACTAAAAGGAAAACAAACACAACGATATACAAATTATCTAAATTCTTCTATTTCTGACTATAATGCAGATGTTGCTAAATTAGAAAATAATTATAACACTATATACAAGAGATTTGAAACTGCCCGTACTTCTAAAGTAGACATAGCAAAAGAAGATTACGAAAATCTTTATAATTCAATGGTTGGATTATATACTAGCCTAGAAGAAGCTCCAACAAAATTCGCTAATTTGAAAATTTTGAATGACCAAGCTGGAATAACAACAATAGATGCTTTTGGAAACGCCATAGGAGGTACAACTAATACAGATCCTGACTTCTTAAAGAAAAAGAAAACATATTATGATGACTTAACAGATAAAGATGGTGGATTAGATCTTACTAAAATTAGTTCAGGAGGACTAGCTGAATGGTTTTCTCAAATAGAAAATTCTCAAGGAAATCTTGAAGCTGGACGAGTTGCTCTTGATTCATTAATGTCAAAGAGTTTAGCTAATACCACATCAGAAGAAGATAAAATAAAATTAGTTGGGACTTATAAAGAATTAATAACTGACCTTGCAAATAGTGGAGATTATGGAAAACAATTAGCAGATGAATTAAGTGCCTCTTTAGGACAAACTTCTTATGATTCATTCCATACTTATATCACAAAAAATATAAAAAATATTGAAAGTGCATTAAAAGAATTATTACAAGGTAAAGGTAGATGGTTAGCAAAAGATATTCCTTCTGGATTAGTTGATAAGGAAAGTTGGGAAAAAAGATACAGTAATCTAGATAAAACATTCCTAGACTCATTATACAATATTGTTTATAACGCTACACAGGCTGGTACATCAGCAGATAAGATATTAACTATTATGATTAATGGTACAACAGATGAAGAAAAATCTGCCAACTTTACTACTAATTTTATTAGTTCATGGTAAATATAGATGTCAAATTTAAACGAAAATACCTCATACGATAATGTAAAAACACAACCATCTTTTGTGAATCTTTCTGCTATGTTAAAAAATTTATCACAAAAGACAGAAACAAAATCAAGTGATACTGTAAAATCAGCAATTTCAAATCATTTTAATTCTACTTCATCTATTCCAACTATATTACAACCTACAATGGCCACATCAGATACTGATGCTTTAGGTAATTTTGAACCTGGTCAAATAATATCCCCACAAGTAGGAACAGAAAAAACAGAAGATTTACCTGAAGGATATGATCAGTTTGTTTCTGCTGACGAAAATAAAAACTGGGTTAATCCATCTGATCAAGTAAAAGCAAGAAATTGGCCATCTGATTTAGGTGGAGGTCAATATGCTATAGACCCAACACAACCAGGGGCTTTAGTAAAATCTTCTCGTAAAATAGTTACCGATCAGACAAGAAAAAAAATTCTAGGTGATTTACCTGGAGGACTATATGAAGTTGATCACGTTATTCCGTTATGGCTTGGAGGTACTGATTCTTTAAAAAACTTAGAAATTTTAGACAAAGTTGAACACAAAAATAAAACAACTGCACAAGCTGTTGTAATGACACTTTTAGCTAATGGAAAAATAGATAAAAATCAAGCAAAAATAATGGCTTTTTCTTGGAAGGATAAAGATATAAAAGGATTACCTACTCCTGACAATGAAGGTAAATTCAATGGTTCAATTTATCTACCTCTTGATATATCTCAAAAATATGCTCAAAAATGGGAAGAAGATTCTACTAAACCTGACATGTGGAAATATTTTGGTGAATCATTTAAAGAAAATATGGATAAATTTGGAGAAGGTTGGTTACCTGATCCTATAAGAGAATTTGCTAAAGGATTAGTTGGAGGAGGAACTGCGGGTATTGCACCTGGAACAGCTCCAAGTGCTGACTCTAATACTTTTAGTAAGATAACCAATATAGCTGGTAATATCGTTGGAACAATAACAGGACTTGGTTTGCTAACTAAGGGGGTAGTTAAAGTTCTTGGAGGAACTAAGGCTATAATGGGAATTAAAAAAGGAATTGATATTGCAGATGAAGCAGTTAAATCAACTGGAGCAATTACCGATGTTGGAAATATTTCAAAGACTGTAGCAAAATCAAGAGTTGAAAAATTATCCCGAATGGCCAAATCAGCTGGATTACTTTCTTTATGGGGACAAATAGGTACAACAGGAAAAGAAATTACTGGACAAGAAGAAGCAGATTTTAAAAACCATGTATCACAATTTATGTCTGATGTAGCATTCGGTAGTATTTTAGGTGCTGCTGGACAAACAATGAAAGGTTATGCCTCTGTTGGACTTGGAACAACTGCTTTATCTTTAATGGAAGGAGATGATATTTTACCTGCAATTCAAAATGGAGCATTAATGACAGCCCTACATGGTATGGGGTACAAGAAAGGATTAATTGATCCAAAAACTCGAATAGGAAACGAAGAGGCATATAAAATGGCTTCTACTACAATGAATCAATATGTTGGAAATAATTTCCCTACAATTAAAAGAGGAGAAACTGTTCCATCTATTCTTACTTTTGAACCTACTAAAATTGAAAAAATAAAATCTGATTATAAAGCAAAGTATCCTAATGATACAAGATTTGATAATGTTTCAGATACAGGTGGTGCCATTCAAATATTAGGTAGAGACGCAAAACGTAACTTCTTAGATATTGTGAAGCGTGATGCTGGAGATATGTCTCAAGATCAAATCATAAAAGAAATGACACGTATTACAACTGCAGAAAATCAATTATACAATCAAACACTTGAACCAGTTGCAAGACAAGAAAAAGAATGGGCAGATCTTGTTTCTATCGGTGAAAAATTAAGACCTCAAACAAAAACAAGTCAATTTACTAAGGCAAAAGATACTAATGAAATCTTAAATAAAATTCCTACATTAATGGAAGATATTCCAGTTGTAAAAACATCATATCCTACTGGTAAAAGTGGAATAACTGGATACGGTGGAAAATTAGATTCTGAAGCTAAAGCTAATATAGATGATTTTGCAAAAAATCCATCCAATTACGATGGTAAAATTTATATACCTAAAAATGATGAAAAAACTGCATCTTTTTTCAGACTACTAGAACAAGAAGAAATAGCTAATGGTTCATCTATCGGTAATCCTGACCAAGTCCTTAGAGCATTTATAAGAACAAGAGATGGTGAATTTAAATCTGTTGGATATATTCCAAGAGAAAAAAGTTTTGATATTAAAAAAGATAATTTAAATAAAACATATCAAATAATAACAAATCGTTTGCAAGAAATTAGAAAATCTGCTAAATCTCCAGAATCAATGAGAATGATGTATAATGCAGATAAGTCTATTATTGATATAGATCCTAAAACTGCAGAAGATTTATTTGCAAGAAGAGCAGAAAAAATATCTGACGAAGAATTATATTCAATACTTAAGCCAAATAATGCTTATGAAAAATTAGATTCTAATTTAAATAATTCCTCTTTATCTAATAAAATGGATGAATTAGGATTGAATTATATTGTTGTTGATCCATATAAGGCATGGGAAATCAATGGAGATAGACCGAGATGGAATCCTGAAAATCCATATCTTTCTATTGAAATAACTGATAAAAATTGGTTACAAAGTTTAGAGATGAATAAAACTAAAGGGTTAAATAATCTAGACAAAGCAATAAAGAATATGGTAGAACAAATAAAAACTGAGGGTATTTCTGAACAACCTAAAATAGTTAATAAACCTATTCAAGAAAAACTTCCATTAATTAAAACTATTAGTAAAAATACTATAACACCTGATTATCCTAACTTAACAAAAATAATAAGAAAAACAGAAGATTTAACTAGTAGTAAAAAAGAAGATATTTCTTATGAAAAACCTTCTTATTTAAGAAACGTTCCTTTGAATCCTAAGAAGGATACTTCTAGCTTACTAGAATCAACTGAATCAATCAAACCATTTGAATCATTAGGGAAGGAGATAAAAATAGAACCCTCTAACAAAAAGAGTACTGTAGAAAGTGTAACTACTGAATTCTTTAATGATATAGTTGATAGACTAGAAAACACTAAATTCAAACAAGCTTCAGCTAAAGAAGATGAGAAAAAATTAATGAATATAGTTGAAAACTTTAAGAGAAAAAATCCAGGATTGTCTGAAGATGATTTTAAAAATGCTACTAGTAGAGCAAAAAGTAGAGCAGAATCATTTGTTCAAGATATGATTGAAGCAAATTATAAAGGAACAGAAGATTTCACTACTAAAGAACCTTATAAAAAAGCACAAGAAAAAATAAAAACTGAATTTCCTGATCCTAATCTAGAATTAGCTGAAAAGTATAATTTAAAATTAAAGGAACCTAATGAGAAAGGAATACAATATCTAGATTCAGATAAAAAGGGTAATCCAATCTTCTCAGATGAATATTTATTTAAACATCCAGAAAACAAAAATAAAACACCGTTAGATGTGTACGGTAAATTTTTGGCAGATGATTGGAAGGTTTCAAGAGATGTATTAATGAAAAACTCACAAGAATGGAGTAAGAATATAAAAGAATGGGAAACAACAAAATCTCCTTACGGTAAGACATTGGCAAAAACAATAGA